TCTTGTACTAGCTGTCTCAACGGTCTCTAACTTCTTTCCTAAAGAGTCTTGTGCGAGAGTAGAATCCTCAGCAACATCTCTAGATTCTTTTGCAACCGCTAGTAATCTATCCTGTCCGTTGATAAGTGCAGAAGCATCTTTAGCTCTTCTGTTACCACCACCACCTAAAGCAAGTGAAAGCTCTGAAATAGCGGCTGGGGAAAGTAGTCCCTGTTCTCTAGCTAAAGCTAACTCTTGATAAACATCTAGAAACTCTCTAGCTTCACCATTAGCTCTACGAAGTGCAAAACCATATTTGGTAAGTGTCTGCTCTGCCTTATCCGACTGATAAGAACCTACTAATGCTTTAGCCGTATTAGCTGCTTCTTTAGAGCCAGATATACTCTGTTCTGAAAGTACAGCGATAAGGCCGTTAAGTTCATCAATATCGAGACCGGCTGTTTGAGCTGAGTCTCCTAAGACGGCTACGCCTGTAGCAAGTCCAGTAATGTCTACATTAGCTACCTGAGATACTCTTACCCACTTATTTAGTAAATCTTGTCCCCTGTCTAGTTCTAAATCAGACTGCAGTAATGCTGCTGATAATGTATCAATAGCTCCTGCTTGGTCTAATGTGGAAAGCTTAGACAGTGTTAATGAATCATTAAGTAGTACCGTTGTTACATTATTTCTTTGCTGTTGGTCTGAGTATCTACCAGCAGAGCGGTAAGCCTGTGCGTAGGCATCAATAACGCCAGCTAATCCCTCACCTGCCAGATTTGCAGAATTATAGACCTGCTCAAATATCTCATTAGACCTATCAAATGGAATGTTTGCAGCAATGGTGGCATCAGCCAGTCTTGACTGTACATCCACCATATCCGTCATCAGTTCCCCTAACTTCTGAAGAGGAGTATAAATTGCAGCTACAGCAATTGACCACTTAGCGAACTGTCCTATGTCTCGTAGTATGTCACTACCAACACTTCTATACTGAGAGCTTAGTCCAGGAGTTGAACCACCGGATTTACTAACATACGGATTGAACGACATGTTCTTTCCGCCCTCTTGTCTAGCAAATCGCAGTCTCTCAACACCACCACCCCTATCGTCAATGCTAGTTAAGTCGGATTTACTATATCCACGTTGCACTGCCTGCCTATATGCTACCCCATATCTAGGGTCGTTAGCAATTCTAGCCTGTGCAGCAGCTAATTGAGCAAGCTTCTCTTCTGCGATACGTTTTCGCTCTATGGCTTTAGCAGCTCGTTCCTGCTCCCTTGCTGCCTTTTCCGCTGCTTTTATACCCTTAGTAGTAGAGGCTGCCATATCCCTACCAAGTTTGGCTGGGTCAGTACCACCACCACTTCCAGCGGGAGTACCGGCTATACCGGGGCCTCTTCCTTTCACACCAGAAGATGCTCCAGCCTCTCTAGCTTTATTAGCTATGTACTCTTTTTGAAGAGCTATTAGAGCCTGATATTGCACCGTTAAGGCGGCTATCTGGGGGTCTCCAGCACCTCCACTAGACGAGGCTGCCTTGAGTTTTTCTATTTGAGCAGTAATCTTATTTAATTCTGCTGATAGGAACTTAAGTTGTTGTTCAAATGATGCCATGTAAATTATCCTTCGATTTCACTGTCCTTTATCTTTAGGTTCAGCGTATCGTTTATTTTTTTATCGAATACTCGGTTTAGCCAGTCTTCCATCTCTTCGGAAGTACCATCCCAAATAACCGATTCTGGAGGTCGCTTGTCTTTAGGAAGTTCGCTTAGATTATCTATCTGCTGTCTCTTCCTAATTATAAAACTTATTGTGTGTGGTAAGTCGGCTAATTCCTTGACTTTTGGGTCTAATGGAATCTGCAACGCTTTAGTGACACTCCATAAAGACGCTATTGCGTTGCTCGCCGCAATTTTTTTAATTCACTCATTTCAACATCGAGGGTATCATAAGCGTCTTTAAATCTCTGCTTAGCTATTGGTTCCAGATTCAGAAATCCTTCTAATGAATCAAAGAATCTATTATCTTCCTTGTAGTCATCGCTCTTATAGCATCCTAGGAATATTTGCATATCCTTGAAAGTTCTCAGAGCCTCTTGTTCACACAGTTCATCAATAAGCAGTCTTACGTAGTGCTTATATAAATCTTCCATCGTACGTTCTGAAAGTTCTTTTCTCAGAGCATTAAGTGCATCCTCTGTAGCCTTTAGAACGAGGTCGTGTTTCTTCTTTGGATACTCATCTACTGCCTTCTGAAACTTCTCCATCTTCTCTAACGAAGCATTTGATGGGGGAGCCTTTGGTGATGGAATTTTAACTGACTGTCGTGCCTGTTGTATAAGTTCTCTAGATGAATAGGCTACGCCAAGGTTTTCTAATTCTTCCTTGGTCAAGTCATTAACATCTCGTATATACCCGATCCTTTCATCACTATCTAAGTCTTTAAGTTTCCTTCGTAGTTCTGAACTCTTCCTTAGTGCGTAAACTCTAGCTCTGCCTAAATCCGCATCTCCAAGTACTTTCATATACACTAGTGTTACAATAGAATCATCTAGTGGGTTTACTATCTCGTAGACTCTTGCCCAATCAAACATCTTTGATATGTCTACATCATTTCTTTCTACTACATCTGACATTATTATCCTAAACCTTTCCTTATTTCTTTTTTAAAAGTTAAAAGGAGCTACTCTCAAGAAGTAGATAGTATTTAAACTATCATACCTCAAAAGCATAGCTCCTTTTTATAACCCTTTATAGCTATTTAAGTTGTTTTAAAACTAAACTAGACTACTACGCCGCTATATACAATACACTGTGCATCAGTACTTCTAAAGTTGAAAGAAACGGAAGCGTTTTCGTTTACGTTACTTGTATAGCCGTCACTTGTGATACTGATTGTAGGAATAATGATAGTCTTTAGGACTGTCGGGCTTCCATCATCATCACAAGGGTCAACTAATTCAACCTTGAGCTGTAATGTTACGTCTGTACAACCTTCACCAGGTTGCCATTCAACACCAGAACCAATCGTTCCCTCTGATAAGAGAGAGATAAGGTCGGTGTCTGTGTCGAGTACTGTAATAGAACCCTCTACCGTTGGTACTTGTCGTTGATAACCAACAACGTTTCGATTTCCTAACTCCTTGACTGTTTGAACATTCAAGTTACCGTTAATATTGACAGATTGAATTCTGGTAATACTATTGGCCGCTATTTGAATCGCTACGTCTTTACCACGTATTGCTACGGGCATTGTTGCATCTGAGACATTTGCCCAGTTCGTTCCTGCTGGATTTGAGTGGTAGACTGCAAGAACTTGATTGCTTCTTGTATCACCAGTTGTCAGCGTTGTGCCAACAACTCTATACTCTCCTGTGGCAGGAACTGTAGAAACTTCTGTGAGATACGAACCGTCAATAACTACTGACAGTGCATAATCGCCGTTCTTAAGCTGTACCGGAGTCTGTGTAAGTGTAAAGCTGGTTGTGCCAACTGTAAACTTATCAATGACTACGTCATACTTTAAGTAACGTCTCTCTGAACCGATTGCTGTATATTCTTCTGTAGCGTCACCATCAACCGAATAGTTGAAAGCGAAGTCACGAACCTGAAGTTTTCTACCGTGAATTGTTTTCACATAATCAGAAGCCGTAGCATCTTTTACAAAAAGAACAGCATCTATTTCAGAAAGGCTAGAAATGTCTACCCCAGCACCTGGATAGGTGTCCGGGTCTGTGCCTGTAAGTGCGGCAAATATTTTAATACCAACATCGAAAGCTGAGAAAGAAAGAGTAATTGAGGGTGTATCTTTTACATCACCTACGTGAAGTGGATTACCCAACTCGTCCTTTGTATCAACCTGTTGTTCTGTATTTAGCGACACTCTTTGAATTCTTGATGCTTTGAATGAATCCCTAGGGCCAACAATGTGTAATTGTAAGTCCTTTGAGGGGATAGCTAATCTTTGTGCCATTTAAACATCCTCCTATACCGTGTCGTTTTGAGTAACAAGTATTACTTGTCCTCTATAATATAGCTTCTCATTTAAGTCCAGAATAACAGGAACAGGTTCATAGCTGTTGGCCGAAATTGCCATGTGGCCTATTACTGAGGGAGTTACTGCTGGTGGGAAGCCTTCGTCATAATCATTAATAGAAATACCGTCTGTGGAGTTATACATTAAGCGATAACCCATATCATCTCTTTGAGATTTGTTTTTGGCGAATACATCTATATACCATTTTCTGACTCTAATTTTATCCCTATTTCCTAGTTCGTATGGTTCCTCATCGAGGAAGCCTGCGTCTATTGATATTGTAGGGACTTCTAATATTTGATCTGGGAAAGAGTCAACTACTGTTAGAAAGGCTACATCCGAAAACATATCCTTTACCCAATAGTAAACACTTAAGTCCTCTTTTCTATAAATATACATTCTAATCCTCTAGTAGTGCTCTTGCTATAAGCTGAACACTCTTTCTAGTTCTCTTTTCTGCACCACTCTTTGTAAGTTCCACACTTCCACTTGTAAGCAATCCTTGTCGTATCTTTACAATAGCCCTAGCTAACTTATCCCTATCAGTATCTTTCTTTGATAAGTTTAGTCTGGATTGTATTTTCTGGACTGTTCCTACCTGTAAACGTATATCCTCAATCCCTCTTTCTAAATCTAGTAATGATGCTTGAGCTTTCTCTAGTGCTCCCTTATATGGTAGAAGTACTTCCTCATACCTAACCTTAGCTTTGGCTAATCTACTTACCATATATGCATTAGCTGCATCTTGTGCCTCACGTACAAAATTAGTTCGAGTACTCTCTGGTGTTGGATACCCTCCCCTATCTGATGAAAGAGGTAGTGCACCCTTATCAAGTATCTCCCAGAAAGGAGCTGGTTTTGCAGCCAGTCCTATTCTAGTTCTAATAGTCTTGGAGAACTTGCTCTGTGAGTTTCCTCTACCCTCAAAGATTTTTTTCCATGCTCTGGAGGCTGCTTCTGCCTTCTCTGCAGCTCTAGCATTATCTGCTCTTGGAACTTTTATTCCAAGTGCTTTTCTAGCTTGCCTAACTGCTCTACCCCAATCTGGAGCTCTTCCTGCTGTTCTATTCAAGTCTATCTTTACTTTAACTAAAGAGTTCCAACCCGTTCCTGTAGCTGTAACGTGATAGGTACGATTATCTTTTAGGACTACTGAAAGTGCTTTTTTATATGGTGGCTCATCAAACTCGTAGTTTGTTCTAAGTGCTTCTAATAGTTTTCCAGCCATCACATCCTTAGCTGCCTCAAGGGCATCCTTCTTCAAGCCTTCCTTTAGACTAGCTACATACTTTGTGGGATTGTTTAGTAACTTCATTTCCTCTTGAGACTTCACTATGACATTCTTAAGTCTAGTTCTGGCTCCATATAGCTTATATAGAAATTCCTGTGTAGGCTCTATCTCTCTCTCTAATTCTTTTAAATAACCTAGCACATCTATAATCGGCATACTACCTCTTTGAGAAATCTAGAAATTCTATATCTCCAAAAATAAGTTTTACAATACTTCTAGTATATGCATTCTGTGCATCCAAGATTGCACTTCTTACCTGTGTAAACTCTTCTGGTGATGTCACATACTTTTCTACTTCCTGCAGAACAATTGCCTGCAGTGCTTTATTCTTCTGCTTTATTTCCCTAAGAACAGAGAACATATCTACTTCCTGAAAAATCTTTCCATCTGGTGTTTCCATTATATTACTCCTCCTTTTCTTTCAAGTCCACGATTATTCTATTGATTGGAGCTCCAAGTAAAGTTGTTTTCTCTATGTTCAGTGTTTTATCATCAACAATGACATACTCAGATTGCTTTACTATGGTCTCTCTAGCATCAGTATGCATAACCTTAACTCTAGCGTCTCCTATTAAGTCTTTACCGCCAGTTTGAAACTCAGTTTCAAAATCAAACTTCCACGTAACATGTGCTGACATAGCTGAACCACTATAGAGTGGAATCCAGTAGTCACCACTACAGGTAGTACAAAATGAGTCTGTAGAAGTATCCGTTACCGGGTCTAAGTCACATACTGGACAAGCCTGCGAAGAATATACATAGTAGAAGGTTACTTCCCTTCCAATCTTATCTATGATTTCTTCAATGTTATCTCTTACGTTAATCGGCCAAGGTGCTAGATTCACTTAATACTTCCTCAAAGAGTGTCTCCCATGTGTAAGCTATTTCCATCCAGCTATACTTCGCACTTGAGAACTTCTTTCTCCCCTTCTCTGCTAATTCATCCATCTTATCTCTATTATTATAAAGATAATCTAGGGATGCTGCCACATCTTGTGGAGTTGTCATCCTACCTACAGTCATACTATTATCAAAAGTTACTGGGGTTTTAGCTGGCAATAGAATTCCTACATCGCTAAATAATTGTGTACACGCACTATGGTCAGGTACAATCTGTACTGCACCAGTAACGGCATGCTCTATGTTTGTGAGTCCCCATCCTTCACCCATAGAAGTATTAATTCCTACATCACAGGCGTTGTAAATATCATTGAGTCTCGACTCTGAAACACGTTGAATACCCTTATTAGTACTTGTCACAATTAGCCTATTATCAATCCTATATCTAAGGGACAATTTAACTAAATTTACAGAAGCATCAACTATTCCGCAGTGCATGTAAAGTCTAACGCCATCCGGCTTACCTTTAGCAAAGAGGGCAAAACCTTCCATAGTTATGTCCAACTTCTTCCTTGGTTGGTTTCTATTGGCGTTTAGAACAATGAAGGATTCTTTAGGGTCTGTGGAGTCCATAGCCTCGCCGAATAAATGTTTCTTAGCTTCCCACCTATTTGCCCTAGGAAAGAAAACGTCTGCATCTACTCCGTGTGGTATGATGTCCACCTCTAGTTCAGGAGCGCAGTCTTTTACAACTCTCTGCCCAAACTCTGTATATGTAACTGCTTTAGTTACAATATCAAACTCTTTATACCAATCTGCATCATGAAAATCTGAGTCTACTGGAAAGTAGGTTACAATTTTCGGCATCATGCCTTCATTAACATCCTTTTTGAGGACAGCAAGTAAGTTGCCTATTACCCATGAATCATTAAGAACGAACAATAAGTCGAACTTAACTGAATTAAGAATATCAGCAACCCTTCTCTCCCCAAAAACGGAACCTGTCATAGACAGAGATGCTGGGTAAATTGGTATCTTGTAATTATGAGGGTCTCCATGATAGTTAACACCAACACCTGTGATGTCATATTTATCCGAGATAAATTTTAGTATACTATGTGA